CTCTGGATATTTTATGGAACAGTATAGGTATTTTAATCGGTGCTGTACTTAGAAACATACAGCCCTAAACTCACAAGTTATGGCCACCTTCCAAGCCGTCGCATGGGACGGTCAGGATCAGGACGACCAATTTACGATCAGAATTTTTGGTCGTGCCGAGGACGGCAGATCCGTCTCCCTCGGGACGAAATTTAATCCATACTGTTTTGTCAAAACGGACAAGGACTTGAAAGGATTCATCAAAAGCACTTTTTGGCGCAACCTCGTGTCGTGTGAGGTTCACCGCGGCAAGGATCTATGGGGGTTCCAAAATGGCGAGCTCTCCCGCTTTTTGAAGGTGACTTTCAAATCGCACAGGGCCCTCAGAAGTTTTGCGTATTGCGTGGACAACAACAAACACTCGGAACTCGCCGGGTGCCGGATGTACGAATCAAACATCGACCCAGTCCTGCGATTCATGCACGTGTCTGGATGTACATCGACCGGATGGATCGACCCTGGACTTTGTGAACCTGACGCCGAGTCGACGTGCCAGGTGAATCTGTGGGCGCCCAACTGGAGATTCATCACTCCTTTGGTCCGGGACGATTTTGCGCCTCTACGAATCATGTCGTTCGACATTGAGTGTTACTCGAGTACGGGAGCGTTTCCGGACCCCAAGAACCCTCATGACGTCGTGTTCCAGATTGGCATGACGACCAAGGAGTTTGGGAAAGAGGGATTTCTGGACCGCAAGTGCCTGTGTCTCAAAGAGACTGCCGGACCGGACGTGGAGTCTTTCGCGACTGAGAAGGAGCTCATCAAAGCATTTGAAAAGTACCTGATCAAAATCGATCCGGACATTATCACGGGGTGGAACATATTCGGTTTCGATTTAGAGTTTCTCATCGTACGAGCGACGATTCACTGCGGGCTGAGCCCCGTCTGGGGCCGCATCCGTGGGGAGGTGGCGGCGCTCGTGGAGAAGAATCTGAGTTCGAGCGCTCTGGGAAACAACGAGCTCAAGATGGTGCCCATGAAAGGCCGGTACGTTTTCGACCTGTTTCAGGATGTGAAGCGTGAGCACAAGCTGGAGAGCTACAGCCTCAACAACGTCTCCAAGTGGTTTTTGAAAGATCAAAAGAACGACATGCCGGTCAAGGAGATTTTCAGACGGTACAGGGATGGAGACGCGGCTGAGCTAGGCGAGGTGGCCGAGTACTGTATTCAGGATACGGTCCTGCCTCACAAACTCATGGAGAAGCTGTGCCAGATTCAGAACCAGGTGGAGATGGCCAAGGCGTGTTGGGTCCCCTTGGCGTTTCTGAGCGAGCGCGGTCAGCAAATCAAGGTGTTTTCACAAATGGCCAAGAAGGCCCGGGAGCTCAATTTCATCATTCCGACGTTCCGGAGGCCGAACGGTCCTGACGAAGGCAAGTACGAAGGTGCGACGGTCCTGGAAGCGCAGACGGGTGCGTATTACGGTCCAATCACAGCCCTGGATTTCGCGAGTCTGTACCCGAGCATAATGTGCGCCGAGAACCTGTGTTATTCAACGCTGGTCATGAACGCCCGGTACGACAACTTGCCAGGAGTGACATACGAGCAGTTCGGGCCTCATCGGTTTGCGCAGACCTCGGGAGAGAAACCTATAGTTTCTCTCCTCCCCACGATCCTCATGGACCTCAAGGCGTTTCGTAAAAAGGCCAAGAAGCTCATGGCCCTCGCAGAAGGGACACCGATGGAGGCGGTTTACAACGGTCAGCAACTCGCCTACAAGATCAGTATGAACTCAATCTATGGGTTTACGGGAGCATCGAAGGGCATGCTTCCGTGCGTCGCCATCGCAAGTACAGTCACGATGCGAGGACGACAAATGATCGAGGAGACGAAGAATTACGTCGAGGCGAACTTTCCGGGTGCAAATGTGAGGTACGGGGACACGGACTCAGTGATGGTCGAGTTTGACGTGCAGGGCCGCAAGGGCCAAGAGGCGATAGACTATTCGTGGGTCCAAGGCGAGTTGGCGGCTGAGCAATGTACGAAGCTCTTCAAGGCGCCCAATGATCTGGAGCTTGAGAAGGTTTATTGTCCTTACTTTTTGTACTCGAAGAAGCGCTACGCAGCCAAGATGTACGAGAAAAACAAGGTGGGCCAGATCGCCTTCAAGAAGATTGACGTCAAGGGCCTACAGGTTGTCCGTCGCGACAGCTGTCCATTTGTGAGGGAAACCCTAAAAAAGCTTCTGGAGATGGTTCTCGAGTCGAGCGATCCCACGCCCGTCATCACAGAGGCAAGGGAGGCGGCCAAGACCCTGATTCAAGGAAAGGTGCCTATAGAAAAGTTGCTGATGAGTAAGCAACTGGCGTCCGAGTACAAGGTGCCGATGCCTCATGTGACGGTCCGCGACAAGATCAGGGCACGAGCGCCAGGTTCAGAGCCTCAGCAAGGCGATCGCGTCCCTTTCGTGATCGTCAAGGGAGAAGGGAGAATGTACGAAAAGGCGGAGGACCCCGCGTGGGTCCGTGAGAAGAATGTACCGCTTGATTTCCAGTACTATTTCACGAACCAGTTCAAAAAGCCGGTACAAGATCTTCTTGAACCTCTCGTCAGTGCAGACTTGATTTTCGACAAGAAATTCATGGCCAAGACGGAGAGCACGACGGAGGTGGCGGCGCGAAAGGCGTTTCTGTCCATGTTTTCCAAAAAGGCTACATAAACGTTCAAGGCTCTGAAAAGACAAGTTAAAATGGAGCAGCAGATTCTCCAACTCATAGAGGAGGAGGTATCACGCCGGGTCGGGCTCCGGATATCGGTCATGTTGGATTTCATAGCCAAAACGTATCAGTTGCCTATAGAGCAACTTGTGAAAGACACGTCGGCTATAGAGTGTGTATTTTGTAAAGGAATTCTGAAAAGCAAGAAGCGATGTCTCAAGCAACCACTCGAAAATGGGTACTGTGGGTTTCACCAGTGTCAGGTTCCCAAGCCGCAACCTAAACTCGTCGAAAGGGTCAAGGCGCCTTGGGAAGTTTAGTTAGAGATTTGAGAGCTCTAAAAAGCAATGAGCAAGTCGGAGTTGCTACTGACGAGCCTCTCTAAATTTTTTGATGTACCAGAGAATCGTGAGAAACTTCACGATATTCTGGGACACCGCAGGGGCATCTCCCTACGCAAACTCGAGTGGTTCGTGACGAATTACGCCAAGGCGAACCACGTGACGTACACCACGCCGACCGGCAAGATGTTCACTGTCCACGTAGCCTACAAGTCGAGCCTGGATGGGTACAGTAAGAAACTGTTCGACCCCTTTTGTCGAACGGAACGCGTCGAGTTCCATGGGTTCACGACGACGTGCGCACAGCTCAACTTTCTGAAATGGTGTATCCAAAATGGTATAATAGAATACCTTGAGAAGGTCCCATCTATTAAACATAAGGAAGACGAGCAAACCCACCCTGAAACTCGAGAAGAGTATAACCATAGTAAAACAAATACAGATTGTATCCCTGTGAAATTTGCGTTGCATAGCTCGGGTTGAACACCAATGTCAGCGTCGTGGTCTGCGAATTTAACTTTGAAAAATTGAGGTAGCCTCCCTGATTATATTCACGGGGGGTGAGACCAAACGAATAACTATAGATGCTCTTTGAAGGGATGGAAAGTCCATGCTCCAAAGGTTGTTTGAACGTGTAGTACAACGACCCTTGGAACGTGCTCAGAATATCAACATTGTTAAGTGTAATTTTAGCAGTATCAATAACGTCGACATAGTTGGAGACGCCCGACGGGAAGTTGAGCTGAACACCCGTCTGAATGTACTGGGTCGTGTAACCGTAATTGTAACGCGAATCTGAATAAAGACCTGTCGTAACGTCTTCGTAATTCTTGTTCCTAAAGAACCACGCGAGTGTTTGGACAGGGAAGGATGCTGTGAGCTGAAGCTGAGGATTTCCGGCCGAGAATGTGAGGGTAGACTCTCTCTTGACGCGATTCACAATGTACTTGAGGGGTGTGTTTGTGTAGTACAGCTTTTCCGCATTTTCAAGCAGAATTTCTTCAGTCACGAGTTTGGGAAGCACCAAGTCGGTCGTATGGGGCGCGGCCACGTTGCACCACCACGTGTTTGGCTGGAAGGTGAAGCGCACGTAGAGCCGCTGGTTCCACATTGCACAGAGAGGGAAGTAAGGGCGACGGAGGCGCTCATCGTCTTGGTCGTTATGAGACTTGCGTCGGCAAAAAAAGAACTCGAGGGGGATGATGTAGTCCGTCGCGACCTGTGAGTTGATGTTTGAGCCACCGACAGCCTGAAACATACCAGTCTGTTCATCGGCATCCAGAAATATCTGATCACGAATAATGTACCAGTCGTCGTAAAGAGTCTCGATGACAGTCTCGTTGACGAGGAGATCGACTTGCTTTATCAGCGCGCGGCCAAGCTGAGCAGAATACTGCGAGCCTGTGGGCAAGGCGGGCATCGTCACCTTGAGATACATGTTCGACAAGAGGTGGCCAAGCTCTGTAGGTAAGAGCTCCAACTGAATCGTCTGATTATGATAGGAAGGATTGGGCGGCGGGAGGGGGATGACGCGCTGATACATCACAGAGTTTGTATATCTCTTGAAATCTGGGTTC